GTGGACAAGGACATGCTCACCCTCCCCGGCTACCACTTGCGAAACGGGCAGGTCATCGTGGTGTCCGAATACGACGCGGACCTGGCCTTCTACAGCCAGGTCCTGGTGGGTGACACCAGCGACAACTACCCCGGCTGCCCGGGTTGCGGCCCTGTGGCGGCAGGGAAGGCGTTGGCCGGCTGCATGACTGAACGGGACATGTGGGCCGCCACGCTGCGGGCGTTCGAGAAGAAGGGCTATGACGAGCGCTATGCCATCCAGCAGGCACGCTGCGCACGCATCCTCAGGCCAGGCGAATACGACCTCAGCACCCACACTGTCCGCTTGTGGGAGCCGCCGGTAACGTAGCGATGTCTGCATGGATGCAGTGTTTCCACTCGTCTCCGACGAACTGATTGCCAGGCTGGACGACACCTTTGGCCGAAAGCCTGATCGCTCAATGAGCCATCGGGAAATCGACCACTGGATCGGCGAGCAGTCAGTCGTGGACTGCATCAAGCGCTGGCACGCCGAACAGCAAGGGGGCCTGGGTTGATGTGCATGGGTTCATCGCCGCCCCGGGCCACGATCACCGTGCCCGACTACGAGCGCTTTGATCGCATGGCAGATCGGCAGATCGGCCTGATGCAATCGAAGATGCAAGGCAAGACGCTGATGGCGCAGGACGCCCTCAACCAGGCCCTGGCCGGCCAGCAAGCGGCGCAGACCCAACTGCTCGCCGCGCAGGAGGCAGCCGCCAACGCGACTGCTGCAGATGCGCAGCGCATGGCCGCATTGATCGGCACACCCCCACCCGAGCCCACTGCCAAGGCGCCCGTGATTGGCGACAGCCGCCAGGGCATGGACCCCGCAGAGGGCAAGCGCAGCCTGCGCATCGACCGCAAACCCCGCCCCCGATCGTCGGCGTCAGCGGGCCTCAACATCGGAGGGTATTGATCATGTGCATGGGATCCCCCCAGCCTCCCAGGGTCGTCCAGCAAGGGCCGACCCGGCAGGAAATGAAGCAGCAGAAGGCTGAGCTGAAGGAGGTCAAGCAGGACATGAACGCCCAGCAGCAGGGCTTCCAGGCGCAGCTCCAGGCGCAGATCGACGCCGCGGCCGAGGCCGCTGCTGCTGCAGCCGCTGAGGCGCAGCGCATCACCGAACAGCAGCAGGCCAACGCAGCTGCTGCCAGCCAGACCTACATGACCGATGTGAGCCAGCAAGCCAACAGCGGCGCAGCGCTGACCACGGCAACGGCGCCAACGGCACCCGCGCCCCGCCGCGCCAGCCTCACCATCAATGGCCAGAGCCGCGCAGGCGCAGGCCTGAACATCGGCGCATGACAGCAGAAGCCCGCTACAAAAAGCTCGAGCCCGCCAGGAACCACTGGATCGACCGTGGGCGGAAGGCTGGAGCGCTGACGCTGCCCTGGCTGCTGCCATCTGATGGCGAACCCCAACCGCAGTCGATGGAGGAGATCCAGCACCCGTGGGATGGCATCGGCCAGCGGGGCGTCCACAACATCGCCAGCCGGCTGCTGCTGGCCCTGCTGCCGCCCACCGAGAGCTTCTTCCGGTTCGTCCACGACGACATGGAGTTTGCCCGCCAGCAGGCGGAAGCCGCAGCAATGGGGATGGGCCCCGAGCAGATCGCTGAGCTCAAGACCCAGATCGACAAGACCCTGGGCCTGATGGAACGGGCGGTGCTGCGCAGCATCGAGACCAGCAACGACCGCACCGCGCTGCATGAGGCCCTGCTGCACCTGATCGTGGCCGGCAACTGCATGGCCTATGTGCCCGAGGAAGGGTGCAAGGTGTTCAACCTCTATCGCTATGTCCTGCGGCGCGACCCGATGGGCAAGCCGCTCGAAGCAATCGCCTGCGAGCGGATCCCGGCGGATGAGCTGCCCGAGGCGGCCCGCGAGATCCTCGACAAGGCCGAGCCGATGGATGCCGCCTACGAGGACCTCCCCGGCGGCGGGCGGGAGGAGCAGCCCGACGAGCGAATGGTCAGGGTCTACACCCACATCCGCTGGGAGAAGGACAAGTGCCGCTGGTATCAGGAGCTCAAAGGGCACCGCATCGAGGGCAGTGAGGGCCGCGCACCCCGCGACGTGGCGCCGTGGATCCCGCTGCGCATGTTCCGCATCGACGCCGAGGACTACAGCCCCGGCTATGTCGAGGCCGCGTGCATGGCGGACCTGCAGACAGCGAACGCCCTCACCCGGGCCCTGACCGAGGGAGCGCTGGTGTCAGCCATGGTGAAGTTCCTGGCCAAGCCCGGCGCTGCCGTCACCGCCAAGCAGTTCAACGAGGCCGCCAACGGTGCGTGCCTCACCGGCAACCCGGAGGACATCACCGCCGTGCAGGTGGGCAAGGGCAGCGACCTGGCCGTGGCTGAGCAGCGGCTGCAGCGGGTGCAGGCCCGGCTGGCCACTGCCTTCATGCTCACCGATGTGCGCGACAGCGAGCGCACCACCGCCGAGGAGGTGCGGCTGCAGGCCCAGCAGATCGAGAACAGCCTGGGCAGCGTCTACTCGATCCTCACGACCGAGTTCCAGTACCCCTACATCAGCCGCAAGCTGCACCTGCTCACCAAGGCCGGCGGCCTGCCGCCGCTGCCGGATGACTCGATCAAGCCGGTGGTGAGCGTGGGCCTGGCAGCCGTGGGCCGGGGCAACGACCTCGAGCGCCACGCCCGCTTCATGCAGATCCTGCAACAGACGATCACCCCCGAGGGCACGCTGCAATACCTGATGCCCACCGAGCTGATCAGCCGGCTGGCAGCAGCGATGGGCATCGACACGGTGGGGCTGATCAAGACCCAGCAGCAGATCGAGGAGGAGCAGGACGCTGCCCGGCAGGCCGCCCAGCAGCAGGCGCTGCTGCAATCGCCAGTGGCGGATCCGCAGAAGCTGGCCACCGCCGCGGCCACCGTTCAGGACATGCAACAACCCACTGAAGAACCCGCCCAATGACCGCCACCCCAATCCAGCCCACCCCCGACCAGCTGGCCCTGGCCGGCCCTGGCTACGACAAGGACGCCCTGGCTGGTTTCCTGCAGGAGATCGCCGAGGAGGACCGGGCCCTTGCCGCCGGCACGCTGGAGCCGCCCGCCCCGGTCGCTGCGCCTGACTTCGCCACCCTGGAGGTGCAGGGCGACGAGGTGGAGGCCGAGCAGGAGCAGCAGCCGCGCCTCTTGGCCGGCAAGTACAAGACCCAGGAGGAGCTGGAGAAGGCCCACCTTGAGCTGCAGAAGAAGCTGGGCCAGCGGGCTGATTCAACCGTCAAGGAATCCTTGACAGCTGAGTCTGAGCCCGCCGAGGTCAAGACGCTCACCCGCGAGGAGGCCGTGGCCGGCTACGGCGAGACCGTGGTGGCCGCCGCCGAGCAGGAGGGGATCGACCTGGTGCAGTGGGATGCCGCTGTGCAGCGGGGCGAGGACACCAGCGCCATGCGGCAGAAGCTGGCCGGGGCCCTGGGCCTGCCCGAGGCGCTGATCGAGCGCTACGAGTCGGCCTATCGCCCGGCCAAGGCCCAGCCCGCCACCGCCGGCCTGAGTGATGAGGACGCCGCGGCGATCCGCGTCGAGGTGGGCGGCGATGCCAAGTTCGCCGAGATCAGCCAGTGGGCCCTGGCCAACCTGAGCGAGGCCGAGCTGGCCGACTACAACGAGGCCGTCAACACCGGCAACCCGGCTGCGGCCCGCGCTGCTGTGCGCTGGCTGCAGGGCAAGGCCGCCACAGCCGACAAGGAGCCGGCCTTGGTGATGGCCAGCGGCGGCACCGCCAACCCTGCCCTGGATGTGTTCGAGACGGAGGAGGAGGCGATGGAGGCCAAGCAGGTGCTCACCAAAGGCGGCAAGCAGCGCTACCTGGTGGACGAGAAGTACCGGCGCTACATCGACGCGAAATTTGCACGGTCTCCAATCTTCGTGTAGAAGGTGTGCATGAGTACGTCTGCACTCACGCAGAGCACAGGCCGGCCTAGGCCGACACCCTGACCGCGAACCCGTCGAGATAGCAGAGGCTCACCGTACACATTGCAGTGACCGCTATCAGCCTTTCGCGGCTTGGCCAAGTTAAGGGCAACGCCGCAGACAACTACGCCCTGTTCCTGAAACTGGGCATGTCGGAGGTGTTGACCGCCTTCGATCGGAAAACCGTTTTCACCGGCCGGGTCAAAGAGCGCTCCATTCGGGGCGGCCAAAGTGCTCGGTTCAAGGTGACTGGCCGGCGCACCGCTGGGTATCACACCCCTGGCACGCCGATCACCAACGTCCCCACGGACGGCAACAACCCCAACCCCAGCAACGCACCTTCGGATCGCAACGAGGAGATCATCAATCTTGATGGTCTGCTGATTGCGCCCGAC